TCCGGTTCGCCGTCTTCGTTGACCCGTTTCGGTATCGCTTCGGTTGAACCCGGCGAAAAGGTTGGAATAATTGTTCATAACACTTCCGACAGTACGAATGTTGACACTAATTCAGGTGGGTATATAGTGCGCGGGTTTTAACATGTCCTTTTCTGTAGACGTTGCAAAATGGGCCAAGTCGGCCCAATCAGATATTGAAGAAGTGAACAAAGCTATAATTTTAGAATTGTTCACTTCCGTCATACTGGACACGCCCGTTTTAGAAGGGCGGCTTAGGGGTAATTGGTTAATAACTTCAGACGACCCGTCAAGCGGGACTGTGGACATAGTGGACAAGTCGGGGGAAAAGACAACAAGGAACGTTAAAGACTTTGTTCGGCGTATGAGTGGAAAACAGAATTTTTCCGTGTATCTTACTAACAACCTTCCATATGCGTATCGGATTGAATACGACGGTTGGAGTCACACAAAGGCCCCGGAAGGCATGGTTCGGAAGAACTTTATTCGTATAACTAACAACTTGGCTTAAAAATGAGTACAGTAAACACGAAAAAAGCATTAATGGAAGCGGCTAAAGATTTCTTGACGGCCAATAGTTCGATTAACGTTGTTGGTGAAGGGCTTATTACCGGGTTGCCTACTATTCCAAGCGGGGATATTGGGTGGGAAAACCGGACGTTCAAGCCGGAAGGAAAAAACCCTTGGGCTTCTGTATTCTACCGACCGAACAACCCGACAACCCGAACCGTCGGCCAACGCGGCTACGACCAATTAACCGGGTTCGTTCAGATTGATTTTAACATTGCCCCAAGTAAGGGTTCAAAGATTTTAACCGAATGGGAAGACAAAGCCCGGATATACTTTCACCCCGGCCGGTCTTTCAACTATGACGGCCAAGGGGTCATTGTGACGATTTGTGGAATGTCCGCCGGTCGGCACGTAGAAAACTTTTATCGTAAATCGCTAACGGTGGCTTTCAGGTCACAAATAAAAAGAAATGAGGTAGTCTAATGTCCGAAGCATCAGCACACAAGATGTCTTATGTTGAAGAATCGACGCGCGGCACTACGCCGACTAACCCGAAGTTTCGGGCATTGCCCGACACTCGAACAACATTAGCGTTGACCCGTGACACGCTAACAACCGAACGGATAACTGGCGATAGGTTCCCGGCTGAACCGCGAAGCGGTGCCCGTGGGGTTTCCGGTGACGTTCCGGCCGACCTTTCTACCCGCGCCTATGACGACTTTATCGCGTCCGCCTTACAAGGTGCTTGGGTTGAGTCCGGCGGCGAAGACACGGTTACACTTGAACAAGATGGTACACCCGACACCGGCGCGGTTGTTGGCGATTCTTATTCAACGACCAACGGCACCGTCTATATTGACGAAATCAACGCCAAGACCGGCGAATTGAAAGTTGTTCTTCGTTATGAACCGACAATCACCGGCCCCGCCGAATATACCGAACTTTTCGGTCTTGCTTCCGCAACTATTGATAGTGACGTTTTCGAAGTGGCCCTTTATACGGACGCCGAAGAAGACGCCATTGTTAAAGCCGGTGATACACGTTTGAGCTTTTCTATCCTTCGTGAGTTTTCCGACTTCGCGGGCGGGGGGAAGCCTTTCTTACTTTATGCCGGTTGTGAAGTGGCAAGTTGGAACCTTTCCGCCGCCGCTAATGGTATAGCGAAGTCAAACTTCACATTTTGGGGCCGCGATATGACCGGGCCTTCAACAACCGCCCCGGCCAACTCAAGCGTTGCCCCGGCGTATGAAACGGAACCGTTTGACACGTTTTCCGGCCAAATGGATATTGATGGTGTTGAAGCCTGTATTGTGACTGATTACAGTGTTACAATCAACAACAACTTCGCTCCACGCTATACAATCGGTTGTGACACGTCCGAAGACGCGTCGGTTGGTCAATCCGCCATTGAAGGCTCAATAACGGCGTATTTCGAAAATGCCGACCTTTACGAAAAGTTCGTAAATGAAGAAAGTCTTGACCTTCAGTTGACCTTGTCCGATTCGGCTAACAATCAGATGATTATTGATATGCCGAACCTGAAGGTTCTTAGTGGTACACAACCCGACGTCACCGACGACGGCCCGATTACCATTGTTCTAAACTTCAGCGCCCACAAAGACGAAACGCTTGGTTCCCACATAAGCGTCCGCCGCTTGTTCCCGGTCGTTGTATAAGAAACTGTTATTTGCGAAAATTCCCCCGACCACTAACGGCCGGGGGATTTTTTTGTATTGTGTCAGTTGTAAAGAATAGAATCTTGCCCTATATTTCAATTCAACCCATAACATAAACAAAGGAATCTACGACATGGGAAAAGACAAAAAGAAAATCGGAATGGACGCGTTCAACGTTGTTAAAAAAGCAACTGAAGGGGTGAAGATGCCTTTGAACCTACCCGACGGAACGCCGACCGAACATTTTATTGTTGTTCGTGGGGCTGATTCAACCCGTTTCCGTGGGGCTAAGGCTAAGTATAACCGCGAACTTGCGAAGGGGCTAAAGTCCTGCAAAGACGACGCGGAAAAGCAAGAAGCACTTCAAGACGAAACCACCCGCAAAATGGTTGCCGCGTTGGTTGTCGATTGGTCATTTGATACCGAATGCAACGAAACCAATATTAGAAAGTTCTTGGCGGACTCCCCGCAAATCCAAGAACAAATTGATTCCTTCGCCGGTGTCCGTTCCAATTTTTTCGTCAAGCCGCCCCAAGATTAAGGGACTACGCCAAACGGTTGTTTTGGCTTGATAGTCTTGTTGAAGGCGGCGAAATAACGAATAGAACAAGTTTCGACCGGGTAGCCAAGCAAACTGGCAAAGACCCGGCCGAACTTTATAGACTCCCCGAAATAGAGCAAGAATTACTTTACTTATTCGATTATTACGGTAATATTAAAGGGCAAGAACCTTTAACGTTCCGTGAAGTCGATTCGTGGCAACGATTGACCGGTTATCAATTGTCACCGGCCGAAGTTGAACTATTATTCTTAATAGATACAACATTTTACACGGTGAAGAATAAGAGCGAGTAATTTTATGGCTACCGAAGTAACGGCACTAGCACTTAATGTAAAGTCTGATTCAGTCGCCAAGGGTGCAAGTAGGCTTGACAAGCTGACCACTTCGGCCACCCGTTCCGAAAAATCTTCAAAGAGCCTCACGAAAGCAACGGCAAGAAACGCCGTCGCCATGGCTAAGAACGCCACAACCACCGGGGCGTCGTCAACGGCAACAAAGGCCCAAGCGGCCGCCAATGTCGGGGCGACAACAACAACCAAAGGGCTAACAGTTGCGACCGCCGGGTTAGGAGCAACGCTGAAATCTACATTGGGGCCGTTGCTTGCATTGTTGGGGCCGGTTCTTCTTCTTAAAAAAGCTTTTTCCTCAACAGTCGAACTTCAGGACTTTCAAGCCCAATTAAAAACCGCCACCGGTACGGTTCAAAATGCGGCGGTTGCCTTTGAAGCGTTGGAAGACTTCGCCAGTGAAACACCTTTTCAGCTTGAACAATCCCTTGAAGCCTTCATTAAATTAACAAACCTTGGATTAACCCCAAGTGAAAAGGCGCTTCGTTCATACGGAAACACCGCTTCCGCCATGGGTAAAGACATGGTTCAATTAATCGAAGCGGTAGCGGACGCGACAACCGGCGAATTTGAACGGTTGAAAGAATTTGGTATCAAGGCCAAAAGCGAAGGCGACAAAGTTTCGTTGACTTTCCGGGGCGTTACAACAACCATAGGGAAGAACGCGGCGGAAATTGAGGGTTATTTAATTGCCCTTGGGGAAAATGAATTTGCCGGTGCCATGGGCGACCGAATGGACACTTTGGGCGGCCAAGTGTCGAACCTTGGCGACTTATGGAATAAACTTTTCCGGACCGTTTCTGAAATGGGTGTTGGTAATGTTATGTCCGCAACGGTTCAAGTGGGTATTGACGCCTTGACCGAACTTATAGCGATAATGGAGTCGGGACAATTTGAAACCGAACTTGAAGCTTGGGGCGTTGCTTTTGAAGATTGGGCTAAAGATTTTGAAACAACCCTTGGCATGGTCGGCGATCTATTCGGTACGGCTTCCCAAGATTGGGTTGATACAAGCGGAAACGGGTTCAAAGGAATCATAGATTTATTTAAACTTCTTCCCGCGCAAATCCGCGCTTGGGTTCGTCGGATAGGTGTTGAAATATCCGCGCTTGCCATGTATGGCGAAGCGGCCGGGAAAGCCATTGTTATAGCCATGGTCGAATATTTCAAGGGCCTTGTCAGTACTGCAAGAAATTACGCTTCGATGATTGGCAAAGCGTTAAACCCATTTGACGACACCGACTTTAAACAAGCCATGGCCGACGGTTGGAAGCAACAAGAAAAAATCGCGCTTGCAACGGCCGATAAAATAACGAAAGCTTATAAAGACGCCGAAAAAGAAATCGGGGCGGCAAGACAAGCCCGCCTTGAAATGATCGAAGAAATCGACACCGATTTTAATAAAACCGTCGCGCAAGTTGACACCTTGGCCCAAAAGTCCCGTGAACTCCGCGCCACGTATGACGCCGAACGCGAAGCCCGGAAGAAGGCCCGCGCAACTGGGACGGCCCCGGATAGGTTGGAACAATTCAAGATCAAGCCGGAAGGCGCGGCGACTGAAGACAAAGGCGATAGCGCGGCAGTAAAGAAGGCGAAAGAAGAAGCCGAAAAGTTAGCCAAGATTGAAGAACGCAAACAAAAGCGTTTAATAGACGCCGAACGCAAGGCCCAAGAACAACGGGAAATGTTCGCCCAACGCCGCGTTTCAACAACTGCAAACCTGCTTTCCGCCCTTTCAAGTTTAGATCGTAGCCAAAGCGAAGAAACCCAACGCCGAAACAAGGCTTTGGCAATCGCCGCCGCTACCGTCAACACCTATCAAGGCGCTTCCCAAGCGTTGAAAGAACCCGGCGCTTCCACTTACTTAAAATTAGCCAACGCCGCCGCCATTGTCGCGACGGGGTTAATACAAGTCCAAAATATCCGCGAAGCCGGGAACTATGCAACGGGTGGGATCGTCCCGGGTAGTTCTTTTACAGGTGACAATGTAGGGGCGAATGTGAATAGTGGGGAAATGATTCTCAATAGGTCACAACAAGCCCGCCTATTCGCTTTGGCTAACAATACCGGCGACACCACGACAAGCAACGCCGGGGCGGTTGCCTTGAACGTTACCGTTGAAAATTATGGGTCTTCAGAAATCAGTGTTGAACGAATGAGCGAAACCGATATTCGTATAATCGCCCGCGACGTGGTACGCGAAGAAGCCCCAGCAACAATCGCTTCTGATTTGCAAAACCCGAATAGCCGAACTTCTAACGCTTTGGCCCGCAATACTAACGCTCAAAGAAGGCGGAACTAATGGCCCTTACTAAATTTGCAATAGCCCCGAATCAATCCGGGTATTCCGTAAAAGACGGGAAAGAAACGTTGTCCGCCAAACTTGACGGCGGAACAAGCCGTTATCGGCGGGACGTCCTGAATTCGTCTTCTATGGTCAATGTTCAATGGACGTTGAACCAAGAAGAATTTCGGTATTTCCGGGCGTTCTATAACGGTACAACGGTTAGCGGTTCCCTTCCGTTCCTTATTGATCTAGTTTTAGATTTGGGAGAGTTGACCGAACATGAAGCATATTTTGTGCCCGATTCCGTCCAAACAAACCAAGTGGTTGCAACCCAAAATTTCACCGTTTCAGCACAACTTGAAGTCAAGCCGACACCGGAAGACGCCGAACATGATTCAACGCTTGTAATGCTTTATAATGAGTATGGCAGTTTTGAAGAAGCCGACGCGGTATTAAACCAACTGGAAACATTGACCAATGTTGATTTACCGGGGAGCTTGCCGGGCTAATGTCAGAATATAGCGAATTTTTTCTAAATTCTCTTTCCAGTGTTGTTCAGTTGGAACTATTGGAAGTAACACACCCCGATTTCACACAACCCTATTATATCGTGCGAAATGCGGTTAATGGTGTGACTGTCACTCTTGAAGACGCTTCGGTTGTTGACTTCGTGTATTATCCCTTGAAGATTACCCCGATAGGTACACGCGAAAACCTTGATTTCGGCGTCCGTGTGGACTTGGGCGACTTGGGCGAAGTGTTACCCGTAGAACTCGACGCGGTAGCTTCAGCGGCCGGGTACGACACTAAACCGACGGTAAAATATAGAACCTACCGAAGCGACGACTTAACCGCCCCGCTTTATGGCCCCGTAGTCTTGGAAGTTGAAAATTTCAGTTTTACCCGTGAGGGTTCAAGTTTTGAAGCCAAGGCCCCGTCATTGAATATCAACCAAACCGGGGAAATCTACAGTTTCGACCGGTTCCCCATGTTGCGGGGGTTCATTTAATGACCGATCAATTCTTTCGCCGGACATATGACGCCAAAAATTATAATTGCGCCCATTTTGTGTCGGAAGTCTACCGGCACGAAACCGGGCGGGATATCACGAACCTTTTGAAAGGGTTCCTTTTACCTGCCGGGGAACGGGTAATTGAACCGGCGGTTCTTCGCCGATTTACAAGGCTTGAAAGGCCCGAAAACAATTGTTTGGTTGTTATGCACCGCCCCCGGACTTCCCCACACGTCGGGTTGTTTTTGCGCGGTAAAGTGTTACATTTGACGGAAACAAGCGGCGTTCAATTCATGCCGTTAGAAATTGCAACTTTGGGTTTCACGTCAATAAGGTTTTATTCATGCTAAAGAAAATCATTCTTGCCGAAAATACATTTGACCCGAACACTTGGGAAGAATTCGAAGCTCCCGACGTTTGCCGGTTCCTTGTTGAACGGTTCGACCGGTTCCCCGATTCGGCCCGCATTTATCATAACCAAGTAGCGCAAGATTGCGACGTAACCCCGGCCGACGAAGCGGGCATTGCAAAACTTAACGCCTTGGAAGGTACGTTTTATATCGTCGTATATCCGGGCGTCGCGGCAATTCCATATATTATTTATGCGGTCATTGCAATAGCGGCGTATTATTACGCGAAAAGCCAAGTTCCCTCTATCGCAATGCAACGGAACGTTCAACAGGAAAGCCCAAATAATGAACTTTCGGAACGGTCTAATTCAGCCCGGCCACGCGCCCGGATACCGGATATTTACGGAACGGTTCGTTCAACCCCCGACCTTTTGACGTTGCCATATTCAATCTATGAAAACCATATTGAAGTTGAATATTCTTATATGTGTGTTGGGCGTGGGGCCTACGATATCCAAAGCGCCGAAGTGAAGGACGAAACAACCCCAATCAGTGAAATTCAAGGTTCCGGCGTTGACATATACACCCCGGACACTTCGCCGAATTCAGGGGACGCCCCACAACTGACAGTCGGCGAAACTGTGGAAGAACCCTTGATTGCCGCCGACCGATCGAACGCGGTTAACGGGCAAGTCCTGAAGGCGGGCAACCTAACATTTGCGGGTGACTCTGACATAAAACTTTATATTGAAACGGTTGGTGATTTTATAGATGACGGTGTTTGTGAACTGATATCAGGGTCAACCCGGAACTTTACCGAATACTTCAACGCGGGGGACCAAGTAACGCTTTCCGGGGCCGTGTTTGACTACTCGTCAGAAGCTTCCCTTTGGAACACAAACACCCCGTATTTGGTGGGTGACTTGGTTACTGAAGTTGGTGTTGGTTATCGGTGTATAACGGCGCACACTTCTTCAACTGAATTTGAAGATGACCTTGAATTTTGGGAGTTGTTTACACTTTCCGGGAACGTTGACGGGACATATTTAACGACAGAAATTCAGGAAACAAAACTTTATTTGGGTGACCCGAAAAGTGTAAACATCAATTGGGGTTCAATTGAGAAAGGCCCGTTTGGTGAAACTGGATATATCAGCCCCTCTATTGAGCGTGAGAATTCGCCACAATGGGTAGGTCCGTTCTTAGTGCAATCCCCGGACCTTAAACACGTTTATAATAATTTTATTGCGGTTAATGGGCTGTATAGGGACACGGGAAGCGGCCAAGCGAAAATTGACGTTGTTGTCGAAATCGAAATTACTCCAACAGATTCAAACGGGGTTTCAACCGGGATTTCCCAAACGTTTCAAGGCAATGTTGCAGGTTCCGCCGTGCTTCGGTCATCCCGTGCCTTAACACTGAAATCAACCTTCGGGGTTGCAACAAGTGGATATGGTGGTTATTACAAAATACGGGCGCGGCGTGTTACCCCGGTGATAACCGAATTGGGGAGCATAATAGATGAAATAAAATGGCGTGACCTGTATTCAATGGGTGATGTTCCACAAAATGACTTCGGGGACATTACAACAGTCCATTCAGTATCAAGGGCCACGGGTGGCGCTTTGGTTGCCAAGTCGCGCAAACTGAATATGCTTGTCACACGGAAACTACCCCGCCGGGTTTCAGGATCAACATTTACGACGGAACTTTACGCAACAGACAGCGCGGACGACATCCTTTCGGCAATGTGCCTTGACCCGTTCATTGGTAGCCGGTCTATTGCTGAAGTTGACTTTGACAATATTTATGACACCGTGGCCGAAATTGATACATATTTTGGGATTAAAAAGGCGGCCGAATTCGGGTACACTTTTGACGCGGACAACCTATCCTTTGAAGAAATGGTTTCGTCCGTGGCCGGTGCGATCTTCTGTACGGTGTATCGGTTTGGTAACATCATAAAACTAAATTTTGAAAAAGAAACGGAAGACTCTGTTTTGTTGTTCAACCACCGCAATAAGCTACCCGGTAGTGAGCGGCGTTCGGTCCGCTTTGGCAACCAAAGCGATTTTGACAGTATAGAGGTTGAATATGTGGACCCGGTCGACGATTCAGTTGCAACAATCTATTTGCCGGATGACACGGGACGGAACCCCAAGAAAATAGAAACGGTTGGTGTCAGGAACCGCATACAAGCCTATTGGGCGGCCCAACGCTTTTGGGGAAAAATCCAATATCAAAACATTGCTTCAGAGTTCGACGCGACCCAAGAAGCTGATTTACTGGCGTTAAATGACCGCATATTGATTGCAGACAACACCCGGTCAGGGACACAGGACGGCGAAGTCCTTTCACAAAATGGCCTTGAACTGACCATTTCCCAACCGGTGACCTTTGCTGACGGGGAAACCTACACAATCTTTTTACAACATGCCGACGGTACAACCGAAGCGTTGGGTGCAACCATTGGTTCAGATAATTACAAAGTTGTCCTTGCGGCGGCCCCGAAGGCGGCCTTGTCCCTTGAAGCGGCGAACTTCGCCCGCGCGACATATCAAATCGTTGGGGACAGTGACACCCGCGAACAAGCGTTTCTTGTGACTGAAAAAGAAACGGCCGACAACTTCACGTCACGGATAACCGCTATCAATTACGATTCACATTACTACGCTTCGGACGACGAATACAAGAATGGCGAAATTGACGAAGACGGCAACGCAATAGTTGAAAACTTCTTAGTTGATGACGAAGACAACAACTTGACCGACGACGAAGACAACGACTTGATTAACCTTGTCAGTTGAAAAATTAATATTATGGTTTAGGTTATTAAAAACATTAACTTAATTTAGAGGGCTTTAAAAATGGCAGTTATTACTAAACAGGAATTAGAAGACGCCGCCGTTGACGCGCAAACTTTGGAAGACGTGGCGAACGGTGACGCAAACACAACCGTAAATTCCCGTTTGGGCCAACCCATAAACACCGTTGCGAAAGCGGTCGCCGAAATATCAGCCTATAATGATACAGGTTCTTGGGTTACCGCGACCCCATACGCGATAAAAGATCTTGCGGAAGACGGCGGGGTTATTTATATTTGTACTGTCGCCCATACTTCGGGCACTTTTGTAACAGACCTTGCCGCCGGTAAATGGGGCATTTTTCAAACATTAACGCAATTTCCTGAAAAACAATTATCGTCTTATTCTGACATAGCAACCGCCGTATCAACTATAGGGGCAACTGAAACAAATCTTGTTATTGATGTTGATGCAACCCTAACGGCAAATCTAACCATTCCGTCTAATATCAATTTAAGAATTATTCAGGGTATGACATTCAAGGGGGCTTTCACCCTAACTATTGAAGGCAGTATTGAAGCGGGCCTATTTACGGTATTTGACCCGGCCGTAACTGTGGACAACTTGACCGCAAGAGTTGAATGGATTTATCCCGAATGGTTTGGGGCTATCGCGGACGCGGACACCGGCGGCGGTGGAACTGATTCGACCGTTGCATTGCAAACCGCATTTGACCAACAACGCCCCGTAAAATTAAGCGGGTTGTACCTTTTTTCAAACCTAACTATTCCACCTGAAAAAACTATTGAAGGCTTGGGAATACACCCAACGGCTCTCATTTCCAAAACGGGCAGTACCGGAACGGCGATAACCGACCAAGGGAGTGCCGCAAAAATAACGTTAAAACGGTTTGCGGTCTATTGCCGCGACCAAGCATATACCGCCGGGGTTCTTTTAGGTTACAATAGCGTGCAATGGGGAACGGAAGCGGTTATAGATGGTCTTTGGGTTAGAGATCTCCCCGCCGGATTTCCCGGCATTGATATAAATGGAAATGTTGGCCATGTCGGGCAAATCATAGCCCAAGAGACCGGGGGTATCCGGGTTATTGGGACGGCCAATATGCTTGACAAAGTTGAAAGTATCGCCCCTAAAGGTTTCACCGAAGCGGGTACACAAGTTGCGGCAAGCTTTCAAGACACAATTATAAACGCTTTCGAAATGGAGGCCCCATATGATACAGTGATACCCTTGTATGTCAGCGGCAACACGTCAATAGGGGGTTGTGTTCTTTCCATGTCGGCCGGGACTACGCACGCCCACTTAATAGAAATCGGCGCTTCCGCGTCTACATGGTCTATTAACAATCTGAAATTTTATTTTGGTGCCGGAACCGGCGCGACAATCACAAACGGAAATATAAAAAGCGGTTCCATCTATTTCGGTGGTAATGCCAGTTCGAAAAATTTTTCGGGGGAAGGAAACTATAATTCCGGCATGGTTCTTGCGGGGCCGAAACTTGCGGTTAACCGGCAAGATTTACAATCTTTTGTTTTTCGGTTAACGAACACCGGTGGAACTATTCAACACCGTGTAACCGGGTCAAATGGCGTCGCCAGTATCTTTACTGAAAAGATAAATGGGGCACAAGCCGCATACGTAAATACCCCAACCGGGGCGGACGCTTCAACGGCCATGTTGGGCGGTGGAAAAATAAGCGGGACTTCCCCAAGTGTTTTCTATTTTGATACCCCGGCACAAACTGACCCAAATTGGTTGGGGGTTGCTTCAATAGCATACAACAATGACGGGACCCAATATGGCGTTTTTCCCTTCTATGCGTCAATCGACATAAATGGGGAAACAAAAAACCGTTTGGCTTTCCAACTTGTAAACCCCGCCACGGGTGCCGCCGTGAATTGGACTTCCATAACTTCCGGAAAGTTAATAGAAATTCATTTCCTTGGGTTCTTGGCGTAGCTATTTAGCGACAAGCCTTTTGATATTCTGTAAAGTTTTGAGAAAGGCTTGTTGGTCCTCACCCTTCCCATGTAGCGCCCCCGCAACGGCGTCGTCAATGCTTCCCGAAACCAACAGCCTGTAAATGGTTGTTTCTTGGTCTTGGCCTTGTCTTGCAATCCGGGCGTTGAATTGGTCATATAATCCCCGACTATACCCAAGGGAAAACCAACAGACCGCCCGGCCCCCGTGTTGAAGGTTCAACCCGTGGCCTATACTCTTGGGGTGGCTGACAAGCATTTTAATCTTCCCCGCGTTCCAGTCTTTCAAAAGGTGGTTTTCAAACTTCCGGGCATAGGGGAAGGCTTCAAGGATTCGGTCAACTTCATGTTTGTATTGTGTGGAAACAAGAAGGGGTTCTTGGTCCATGCCGTTGTGAAGCTTGCGAAGGGCGTCTATTTTCGCCGTGTGTATCGTTTCCGGGCGTCGTGTGGCTTCGTCTTCCCCTTCTTGAACGTACACGGCCCCGGAGGTAATCTGAAGAAGCTTGGTGACCAACACGGCTTGATTCACCGCCAAGATTTCCGCCCCGTCTTCTAAGGTTTCCAAAAGTTCGGTTTCAACCTGTTTGTATATCCGCTTTGCTTCTTTGGGCAAGGTAACAGCAACGTCTTTTGTGTGGACAGGGGGAATTTTTAGCCAATCTTCAGAACGTAACACAAGGGCCATATGGGCCGTTAGGCGTTCAAGTTCGCCTTCGCTTCCGGGGCGAAGAATCATTTTAGGGTATTGTGAATGGTAGTTTTCGGGTTCAAAAAATCGACGTTCCCAAGGTGTGTATTTAGTCCCGAAGGCTTTCCCTTGATCAATCAACCGCACTTGTGCAAATAGGTCAAGGCGGGAATTCGAAACCGGTGTTCCGGTCATGCCCCACGCGCGGCGGAACTTGGGCCGGGCGTATTGGCGGAAGGTCTTGATTCGTTTAGAACTTGGGTTCTTGGCGTTGTCTATTTCATCGAACAAGACAACGTCAACGGGTAATTCAGAAGCGCGGCGGCCCTTAATGTATTCATTGACGAAGCGGGGCATTGATTCATAATTGATTGTATAGATATGGGCGGCCCCGTTTTCCCAATCCTTCTTTCCTTGTTTGGTTCGAAGGTTGGATATCTTCATATATCGGAAGTTTGCCCATTGTTCCCCTTCGTCGGGCCACGTCAGAACAGACACCCGAAGCGGTGCCACAACTAAAAGGCCCTTAACGTCCCCGTCGGCAAACAGGTAATCAAGGGCGGATAGAACGGCGGCCGTTTTTCCCAACCCCATACCGGCGAAAAGAAGGGCTTCTTCGGTGTTCTTCAGATGATCAATTGCGAGGTGTTGGTGGGGAAGCGGGTTAAATCTCATTTGTGAATTCGTCAATGAATTGTTTGCCGCCGTCGATACTGTCAACCCACGACGCAGGAACGCCACGTTTTCGGATTTCTTCAAGTTCGCGGTGTTGCAAGGCGGTCGGCTCTTTGCCGGGTGCCTTGAACTCAAGAAAGAATACGTTTCCCTTGGGGCCGATAAATAGCCGGTCGGGGACGCCTCTATGGTTGGGGCTTGCGAACTTGCGGACATAACAACCCTTGACACGGGCGTAATCGCAAACGGCTTTTTCTATTTTTGCTTCTTGGCCTGCCATTCTTGTACCTTTACCGTGATTCGGGTTTTGTCAGTCACAAAGACGTTTGCCATAAGGCGGGAAATGTGGGTTTCACGCGGGCCTTTGTCGCGGGTCGTTTCAATCACCAAAAGGGCGCGGGCGTCGTCTTGGGTAATCTCCCCGGCCTTGAACTTCTTGGCAAGAAGACTATACCCAATCACTTCCCCGGCGGTGGGGTTGGACACTTCCGCCGTTCGGCGGTCGCTTTTGTGTAAAGACTTTTCGGGGACAATCAACCCCCGGTCTTCAAGGTCGGCCAAAAGGTTGGGTGTGATTTCGGGTTGGTTGTCGAACAATTCCGGGTATTCCATTTGTCAGTTCCTTTGTTTTGGTTGGCAGTTTAGAAAGTTAAAACGACCCCCGGAGGCTTGGGGGTCGACAGGGCGGATAAAAGGCCAACCGGGGGAGGGTGAAGTGTCTACCAACACTTAAAAGGCCCGGCGTTGTGTGTGGCGGCATTTATCCTATGTAAGTTTTACAGTAAACTTATTTTGTCACTTGTCAAGTCTTCATGTAGAAAGGAATTACATTTCCGTCGGCCGCAAGGGGCATACCTTTGGCCCACTTAGGCAATTCACAAATCAAACGACAAAGTTCTTCAAGCTCTTGGCCGTCTTCTTTCGCCGCCAACATTTCGTCATGTACCAACATGAAGGCGTTGTAACCGTGTTTCGAAGCATTGACCGCCCCGTGTGCCATTAGGTCGCCGCAAACGGCTTGTGTGGCATTCTCAAGAAGCTTGCCGCCATATGTCTTGCACCAACCCCAAGTTGATTTCATTGGGACTTTGCCCCAAAAATGGATTTCTATGTTGTAGTAGTCCGACCAATCCGGTGTTGGGTTGTCACCCTTCCAAACAAGTTTAGGTTGTGGATAAACCAACGTATGGCCGGAAGGTAGCCGCATAACTAATGCCCTGAAGCCGGGTTTTTCAGTCACGCCGAAGGAAATCTTCGGGGTTGCCTTGAAGACCTTTCCGGGGTTCTTAATGGCGTCCTTGGCGGCGGTGTCTATGTGTTTCCAAGCTTGAACAATCTCCGGGTTGTCAGTCCGCCACGTTGTAACGGCGCGGTCGGCCAAGTCATCGTATGTAAGGTCAAGCCATTCTTCGGCCGTCGGGTTGTCCGGGTCGGCGATTTTCCGCACGACGGCGGACTTGCCGGGGGTTGCCTTGCGGTAGGCGTAAACGCCGAAGGTGCGGCCGTCCTTGCCGTTTCTGTTCCTTGCCCATATGAAGCCCGGAAACTTGACTTCGAATTCGTCCCAAGGTTCGGGGATTTCCGCCCGATTCCTTTGCATTGCTAATTGCTTGCGGAACCGGGGCTTGAATTCGTCAACCATTGATTCGGGCGGCGTGAAGTTGTAGCTTTCACACGTCCCGCGAAACTTTGGGCGGCCCATATTGTACCCGCAACCCAAAATTGCTTGTTTGCCAACAAAACGTTCATCGGTGGTGACTTGTGAAAGGTCAATACCAAAGATTTTGGCCGCCATTAGTTCGTAAACGGGCACTTCGTCGCGGAACAACTGAAGGGTTTGTTCGGCCCCACACAACCACGGGTTCCCCCGCGCTTCAACGGCTGAATAGTCCGCCTGAAGCATTTGTTGACCGTCGGGTAACTGGATAAAGTGGCGGATACAAGACGCGATAATTTCAAGGAATGGGGCAAACAACATTTCAAGGGTGTCTATGTCGGCCCCTTCACAAAGCATTTTATATGCTTGTTCGGTCCCTTTGAATGAGGGGCGGCGGAAGTTTTGCGGCTGAATGATTCGACCGGCCCAACGGTGGGTTCGTTCCGCCCCCGACCACATAAGCGCCCCACGAACGCGCCCGTCCGGGCACACGGCGTTTAACATGGTTGGCACCTTCTTAACGGCGGCGAACGATACCAAAGACCGGATTCGTAACGCTTCAAAGGCTTCTTCTGTCATTTCGACGGGTTGAAGCTTGGGGGCGGTAAACTTGGCCGGTAAGGGCTTGTCGGGGTTTTCTTCAAGCCATTCTTCCCCTTGTCGTTCGCGGGGAATTTCAATATATCGCGCTTGCCACCCGTTACGGCCGTTTGCCAAGACTTCGTCAACGTTTCCGGCCTGAAGGTTGGGGTAGGGGTATCCGCGCGCCCTTAGCCATTTATGGGCCTTGTCTCGTTGGGTTGGGTTTAACCCTGTGATTTCGCGGAATTGTCGGGTTAACCGCCCCGAATATTCATTAATCATTTTGTCAGCCCGCTTCAGGGCTTCAACGTTGACCGGTACGCCCAAGTCGTTCATTCTTAAATCAAATTGAAAACTTTCAAGAACTTCGCCGTCAAGTTCGAAGGCGTGAAGGACTTTATGGGCGGCCCGTTCCGTTTCTACATCTTGGCGGCAATATTCGCCGAATTGGCGGAAGGCTTCGGGGTCGTCCCCCGGCATGATTCGGGTTCTTGGGTCGTTCTTGGTCGGTCGGCGGGGAATAGAG